AGTAACTGTTGTGGTACTAGCACCAACGAATGGGCGCACTGTCATGGTTGCTGTATAGTTGGTTAGATTCCAGACAGTATCACCAGATTTAATTGTAAATTGAAATGTAAATGTTGCACCTTGCTCGCATACCAGATTATGTTTTGCACTCATTACATATTCACCTTTCTTAAGGCTTCGGCTGGTCCAAGTCCAGTTGTTCCAGCAATAGCATTACATGCACCTTGAAGGTCCTTCCATCGTGAGATAGGAAGTCCAGCGTAGATATTACAAGCACCAGTAGCAGCAAGACCTACAGTTCCAGCAAGTTTATTTGCTGCACCTTCATCATCTAACCATTGTGTCTTTGGGGGAAGTGTACCACCAAATGCGAGGCGGTTAAGTTCCTCAATTAATGTACTTCCTGCTCTGCCTAGTGCCATTGTTTAGCCCTTCTTAGGTGTGATTAATCCTTGCTTAGGTAAAATTAAATTAGATTTCTTCTCTTCTTTAGTCTTACCAAGGAATGCTTTATAGTAATGCTCATCAAATGAGAATCGTTTCATATGTGGGACAAGAGCCGAGGTATCGCACCATAGTGGAACTTCTGCCTTACCTGCCAACATGAAGAAGTAGATATCCTCACCAATAAAAGTATTATCAATTCCTGCCTCAGCAAAGAATGGATGGTTTCCTTCTGGGAAGATTCCCTTAATCTTTTCTACTACACTGCGATGCATTAGGACAAATCCAAAACCTGCTGCATCTACCTGCATGAATTTGTTCTCTGGTAGTGGGTGAACTGCTCTAATGGTAAACTCACCTTCACGCTCTACAAACTCGTAGACGGTTGGAAGAGGAACCATTAACGGCTCTTCTGGTGTAGTAGTAGTAAAATACACACCAGTAAGAAGTGGCTTAGTCAGCGCATCTTTCTTATCCCATAGTTTTAAAAATGTCTCTGGACTAATAACTACATCTGAGTCGACCCATAGAAGCCAATCAGATTTGTTATTATCATACCAGTAGTTAATTACTTTGTTTCGTTGACGAGCAATCTGGTTGCCCTGACTACGAAGTGTGTTCTCAAACTTTAATCCTGAACGCAGGAGGACATCGGTAACGCCTTGCATAAAACGCCCATCGACGTTACCGTTGTCACACCATGCGATTGATACTGTTTCTTGTGCCATTGTCCCCACCTTTGTTAGTTACTTAACTCTTGTATCTGGTTGAGTTGGTTGTCCAACTGGTGCAGTTCCGCCACGTGTTAGTGGTGGGCGCATAATTGCTGCAAGAACTTTAGGCTTTCCTGCTGGCTTGTGGATTGGTGCAACACTCTTATGGTCTTTTGCCATCTTGCGTGTCTTAAGGCCTGTAATTGTTACCTTTGGCATTATTTCTTTCCTGTCTTTGCTGAACTTGATGCTGCTGCGCCTGCCGCTGCAACCTTCTTCTTTGATACTGTTGATGCTGCAGCGCGTGCTGCATCTGGTGATTTAGCAGCAATTGCTGAGCGAGCCTGTGACTGTCCAGCCTTTGTTGCATACTCTGATGCTGTACCTAATTTTGACTTAGCAAGTGTTTTAGTTGTTGGTCCAAATGAACCCTTTGCTCCAACTGTAACTTTTGCTGGTGCTGCCTTTGTTGCAGCCTTTGCCTTAGCAAGCATTCCTGGTGACATCTTTACTTCTCCACCAACCAAAGCCTTACCAATGGTTGACTTACCTAAAGTCTTCATTAACCCTGGAGCAAGTTTGGTTGCTGCTTTACGACCTGCTGGCCCACCCTTAATGGCTAGTCCAACTCCTACTGCTGCGCCCACTCCTTTAAGAAGATTTGCCTTAGTGTTGTTTTTTGCTGCTGGCTTAGGTGCTGGCTTGGTTACTACTTTGTTTGCTCCCATAGCCTTGCTACGTGCAGCATCTGCTGACTTTGCTGCAGGTGATGCATACTTAGACTTTGCAGCCTCAAGACGCTTTGCTCCGTACATACGACGAACACCCTCTTGGAACTCACGTGCCATTCCACCAGATGTCTTGCCGTTCTTTCCAGCAAGTGCTAGAGCCTTTGTCATACCCATTCGCTTGATGTCATTGATTGTTGATTGTGATACACGACCAACTAGAGCATCTCCTGATAAACCTTTTCCTCCGCCTTTGCGAAGTTTGCCTGTTACTGGTTTCATTGCCATTTCGTTCTCCTATTTTTTCTTATTTCTGGCTGATATTGCTGCTGCTTTTTTCTTAGCGTCTGCTTTTGAACTTGCACCCCAAGCATTAAGCGATAGGAGCAATCTTGTTGGCTCGCCATTTGGCTTGCGTTCTGGCCCAGGCATGCCGCCCATACGTGCCAGGAAAGAGGCTCTACGGGGGTTGTCGCCGCTCTTTACAGGAGCCTTGAGGGTTCCACCCTTATAGGATGCTCTGCCCTTTGCATTGAGCCCACCCTTAGGATTCTTGCCTGCTTTGCGTGTCCATGCCTCAGTCATTATTTCTTCTTTGCTTTTTTCTTTGCTCTTGCTGCTTCTGAAAGCGCAATGGCAATTGCCTGCTTAGGGTTCTTGACTACCTTGCCACCCTTACCAGAGTGTAGTGTGCCAGTCTTGAACTCATGCATAACCTTTTGAACTTTAGTCTTCTTCATTACTTAGCCTTCTTTTTGACTACGCCTGAAACTTTCTTAAGACGTGGGTTAGCCTTGATAGCACTCTTGCTTGCTTTGCGAGCACCTGCTGCTAGAATTGCTTGAGCGCGTTCCATTGGCAAACCTTGCTTCTTAGCAATAGATGCTGCTGCCTTTTTAAATCCTGGATGTGCCTTCTTCATTACTTGCTCCTCTTGGTGGTCTTCATGCTATTGATAATACTCTGCAAGTACTTATCATATTGTGAACCATTCATTGCTGCCGTACCAGTAGCCTTGGGCGTTGGTGTAGCCTTTGTTTTTGGTGGAGTAATCTTTCCAGTTTTACTATTCTTGCTTCCTCCACCAGGTAAAGAAATTTCCAACCCTGGCATTTACTTCTTCTTGCCCATCTTCTTTGGAGCAGCCTTCTTCATAGCAGAGTTTTTCATTGCTTTGCCATTCATTAGGTGAAGACCTTTTTTAAGTTCATTAGCCTTATCTGCTTTGGTTTCTGGCTTCTTTCCTAGTTCAGCCTTCTTTACCTTTGCAGGCTCAGTCTTCTCAAACATTTTATAAGCCTTCATGTTCTTACCTGTCATTTTTGCCATTATATTTGTCCAATCTCTTTCATAACTTCGGCTGTTTTTTTATCTATCTGATGTGCTTTAGGCATTGTCTCTGAGTTGTAGGCTTTACCTAATGTTACTGATGCAGCATAGGCTGCTTCAACATGAGCACGTGATGTGCCTCCTGGTTGAATTCCTTGAGCCTTAGCATCTCGGTATGCTTGTAGTTCTGAGTTCCATTTCTTATCTGAAATGTCTCTAGTTGCATCTCCTGTACCAAGTTCGAGTGTGGATGCCTTGCATCCGAAACAGCCCTCTACATATTGGGCATGTGTCTGTATTTGATGTAGTCCCATTTCATCTCCTACTTTGCTGTAAAGTTTGCTTCCGTGACATCTACGCCACCTGCAATTAGTGCTGCCTTTGTTGCATCGTTTACCGTGTGTTCATATCCACCACGGTATACTTCTTGATATCCATTTAAGTCTTCATCTGTTGCATAACGAACTTGATAGTATTCGCCATCAACTTTGACAATTGTGATGCCACGCTTTAACTTATAGAAGTAGAATAGGCGATGTCCGCCAGCAGGTCCTTCTTCCACAGTTGGTGGTTTAAACGTCCAATTTGCCATTATTCTCCTTATAGTGAATTTACTGATAGACAGGGGCCGAAGCCCCTGCCCACCCGTCAATCAACTTATGAAGCGATTGATGAACCTGATTCGATTCGGTATAGTGCTTCTTCGCGGTAGCGAGCAAAGCCAAGTACGCCGTACCAACCCATTGGGCGGTGACGCATCAACTTGTCAACAACTGGTCCGATTACTACGTGTGGCTCTTCTGCAACTGCTTCTGCAAGCGCTTGCTGTCCAGCCAAGATTGTGCGGTAAACGCGAGCAGATGATGCTCCGTCTGTTGTGTTGTACAGACGTGGAGACTCTACGAAGTATGCACCTTCATATGTTCCGATTTCGCCTGCCCAGATGCGGTCCTGTGATGAACCGTACTGGTTTGGTAGCAACCAACCTGATGAGCCTGTCTCAGCACGAAGGTCGTGTGAAACTTCTGGGTGTAGTCCAGCCCAGTATAGTGAGCCCTTGCGAGCAACTGTCTTACCTGCACGCAACTTCGCAACAGCCTTACGGATGTTAGCAGAAGATAGTGTAGCAGCAGCAGTTACTGTCGCTGTTGATGTCGCTGTTGCACCTGAGTAGATTACGTTTGAGCCGCCGCGCAATGTTGTCATTGCTACGGAGTCAATTGAATCTGCAAGGTTGAACGCGATGATGTTTGCAATTGCTGGGTCTACATCTGCTAGTGAGAAGAGTTCCAACGCACGTGTTACAAGAACAGAGTTACCATACTCAGCAAGAGTAATTGTAACTGATGTTGGTGTAGACAGTGCTACTGCATCTGGGTCAACATCCTCAGTAAGTGCTGAGGTTGCTGCTGATAGGTCCTGGTAGCGCTGTAGCACTACTGTTGAACCTGGAATTGCTTGCTTTGCAGGACGCTTGTCTGCGACTGAACGAATAAGTGGTTCAGCACGGAGAGCGAACTCTAGAAGACGGTCATACGCCTTCTGTACGAGACCTGCGCCGCCAGCGGTACCTCCAAGAGAGGAAGAACCTGTGGTTGTATAGGCGTTAGCCATATTTCACCTCCAAGGTGATTTAAGTTAAACTATGATTGGTTTTGTGAGCCGTAAATCATGGCAAGGATTTCATCTGCTGATTCAGCGGAGGCGATTCGACTTTCCATGTTTTCTGCTCGGTCAGGTGTTAGTGCACCCTGAGTGAGAATATCTTGCTGACGTAATGCAGCACGGTCCATCTCACTTACTTGTGGTGCATCCTGAGTCTGAGTTAATCCGAATAAGTCTCCGTTATCATCAAGCCAGTTATTCACTGACTCTTCGTTAACTTCGTCTAAATCCTTTAGGATTAATCGAACTGCTTTAGGATTAACACCCTTCTTTTCTAGGACTTCTTTAACTGTACGCTCACGCTGCACTTTAGACAATCCATCTAGTTGCTCAGTGAGTTCCTTAATACGCTTTTCATCTGCACGCTTGGCTTTACGCAACTTCTTTAACAAGTCACTTCCGTCCATCTGTGTATCTGTTTCTGTATCTAGGTCGTCTTCGTCTTCATCCCAGTAGTTGTTGCTCATAGCAACCCACCCTTCTATTCGTTGTTAGTCGCAAGCCTCAATTGCTAGTCGGGGAACTAGGTTGGCTCTTGCTATCGGTCTAATACGCTGACGGGGCCGATAGGTCCGTTCAGGATTCTATTATAGTATTGTTGCTGCTCTGTTTCTTGATGCTAGGCTCTGGCTTCCACCAGTTCCTGCACGTCCTTGCCATTTAGCAGTTTCTGTTTCGCTAATCTGGCGAATCTTATCTTGTGCTGCCACATTCTGTGCAAATGTTGCACCAATTGCTTCTTGTTGTGTGAAGTCAATTGCGTTTGCTTTTCCAAGCATTTGGCCACGTTCTAGATTCTTCACTGTTCCAAAGTTGGTTAATGAACTGCTATAGTCATAACCCATTGCTGCAAGGTCTGCTCCAGTTGCTAGGTCAATGTTAACACCTTGTGACTTAGCAGCAGATAACTGCTCAATGCTCTTAACTTTCTTAGTAAGTTCCTGAGCGCCTTCTTTGCCAAGCAAGATTGCCTTAGCAATTGAAGTTCTATCAACTCCAGGAAAGTATGTTTGAAGGTCATCTTTGAGAGCCTTAGGAGCATTATCAATTGCTCCAAATACATTAGTAATTAATG